CATAATCAGCCCACACAGCTTCATGTGTAGTAGCAATTTTAGCGCAGATTACATAGCTTGGTTCATTTTCATCATGAATTACAGACTCGAAGTCATCAGTATATCCGGCATTGGACCAACCGACATACACAGCCCAATCATTGTCCAGCTTATACTGATTGTTGGTGGCAGTTCCTGCAAGCAAATTATCTACACTTTCTTTCATGAACTTCGCAAGGTCGGAAGCAGACTGTGTAGATGCCGTAATATCACAATTTTCAATATCAGTAGAAGCATCTTCAAACTGACGATAGAATTCCTTGATATGTCTATTGGTAGTCTGACTTGCCTTGTATTCTTCCTCCGGAACTCTCTTGCCATTACGGACAGTAGCTACCGGAGTATCGTAGCTGTAAAGAACATAATCTCCGTTGTCTTTCATAACTACCTTCGCTTTACCATAAAAGCTCTTTCGGGAATCATACTGCGGAGAAAGTTCAAAAATTCTTTCTGCTTTAATGTATCTTTTCATATCATTGCACCTCATCTTGGGATTTCGCATCATCAATGCATTCTTGTAAAAGTTCCTTAATTTCCTCAGTTGTGTATTGTTCGACATCGACAAGTTCATAATGCTCATCTGGATAATCCGATGTTCCAAAAAACACTTCAAACCAATTATTGTCTATTACTTCAATTCGTTGGTCATCATACCAATATGACATATTTGCAATTATGTCTTTTAATTCATCCGGAAAATCTTCTGGGTCATCATAATATTCACCATCGAACAAAACAAGCACATCGCCTCTAACTTCCAAAGAGGCGGCATAGTTACCATCTCGCAAAGTAGCTATAGTTTGCGGTGAGGATAACTGCATAGAATCTACAACTTTTGTCATATCAATGTGTGGATTTACCCAAAAATCCGTTTCTCCAGAAATGGTTGTCGCAGAAGCTACGATGTCACCAGAAAAATATCTACTATCATCTCGGAATGGTGGCAACACTTCTTCTGTTTCAGTATCGAACAGAACAAATTTACCATTATCCCAATAGTAATCATATCCGGCAGATGCCAACTTGCTTCTGAATGTAGTTTCCGATGGAATATCATACTCTTGCAGTTCTTTGGTAGAAAGAAATCTATCTAAAGCAACTACTGTATATCCATTCGGTAAATCCCAACCCTGCACAATAGATACGCCTTTTGGGAGCGTACTACCGCCTAATCCGTGAGTAAGGATATACAGATAAGGCTTTTGAGTAGATGCCTTAATTACTCGTTTCATAGTTTATCACCTCAAAGTAATTTATGTAAATCATCAATAAGTCCGCCAATAGTCTGCTCATCCACTTCCGGCTCATTAGAAAGGATATAATTCAGCGTGTCTAAGACGGTCTTAGCATACTTCCTGTCTGTAAGAGAATTTGCAGTAGACTCGATAACATCTTCTTCTGATTCGTCCATATCAGTGAAATCAACATAGTCGAACCAATCATAATCCTGCATAAACTTTACAAGCCTTTTCGCAAGGTCATAGATGAAATTATCTCCTATGTCTGTTGCACTGTTTATCTCTCGGAACTCATCTCTATTGTCATTGATATAACGATTCACAGCAAACTTTAATGGGTTCGGTCTGCGAGCTTCCTTAGCCATCTTGAAGTAGCTGTTGAACTTTGACTTAGAAAACTTCTTGATGTCCGTAGGCACAGCCATATCTATAGATTTTTTCGACATAGACTCGTAAGAACCTTTTGCGATTGGGTCACCATTCCGAAGAAGTACATATATGTAATCATCCGCTTTGGATGCAATAATCACTCGTTTCATAGCAACAATCCTCTATTAGTATTCTTCATCTTCGCTATTGTCTTGAAGATAAATTTCTTCGAGTTCATCAATATCTGTAACATACTCGAATTCCTCGAAACCATGATTGTCTATGAATTCAATGATTTCATCAATGTAATCTTCGCTCTCATCTTCGATGTAGCTCTGTGCATCCGAACCGGCATCAGCAAAATTGCCATATGCATCAATGTAAACCGCATTATACCAGTTACCGACATTGCCGAAGAATGTCTTTCTTGCCGCCTCTGCTGCATCAATATCAAGAGTTTCGATGGCATCTTCTATGTCTTCAAACACATCGGTGAAATCCATAGAACCATTGTAATTATTGATTGCCTGACACATTTCAGCACGAACACTAGGGTTAGCCTCTAACCACTCTCGCATTGCATCAAATGTAGCTACTGTCATTATATACACCTCTTATATTTAATCATATATCCATTTACCATTTCGAATAGTAATATGGAAATAAAAATTACCATCAGCATGGACATCCGGTGATTCTGACAAGGCAGCACCAATAGCCGAATTGAACGCATCAATGATGGCAGCTATGTCATCATTTGTCATATCTCTGAACACATAAGTAGATGGTTCTTCTGATTCATCTTCATCCGGCATAGTGAATACGGTTGCGGTGTCATCAAATTCAAATTCAATCAGACTGATAACTTCATACTCAGGAAAAGGAATAAGATTATTGTAAATAGTCTTGAATGTTCCATCGGTGTAGTTTACGGATAAACCAACAGACACCTCACCGGCTTCTCCCTCGACTATCATTTCAATATTATCAATCTTAGGGGTTTTATTTGTAGCACTTGTAACTCTGAACATAACTAATCACCTATCACTTAGTTAGTGGCTTGTCAACAATCAGTTCATCCGGATGAAGAACATAATAAATATATGGAATCTGCCAAGCAGATGGGTCCGCTTTAATCATCTCATCCAACAACACATTGTAATCATCGGAAGATTCATTCTCATATAAGAGGTAATCATCATAATAAATTTCGAGCCTATCAATGATTTCATCAATGCCGAAGAATTCATCATCTTCAATATTGCCGAGATTAGCACCTTGCAAATCAATGAGTTTCCAACAAGGTTTCTCAAACTCCTCGGAGTATCCAACTTCATAGTCGAAGTCAAAGGTATTCAGAAAATCCGTTACTGTCATTTTCCGCATATCGGGAATTTGCGTGCTGCTGACAATTTGTTCTTTGGCAGGGAATATTTCAATATTGTTTATATCATCAATGTAGAAATTTTCAAGAAATTCGGATTCAGAGAAGTATTCGCTTATGTCCATACTTATCATATCTATGAGGGTTGAAACAATAGTGTCAATATCATCGTGTTCACTTTCGAGAATCAACGGGTCACCGAAAGAATTCATATAGGTGATTGCGGACTCTTTGGTTTCATCATCTGCCCTAAATATTCTCATCAATGGAGCATAAGCCAATTCAATGGCACCCTCCATCTCTTTTTCGTGTTTATAGTACAGCGCTATAGAATCATCGAAAGATTCAGATTTGATATATCTTTTCATATTATAACTCCACTTCTTGATAATCAACTACCCACACATTAGGAATGCTTGCGATAGTCTCAACAACTTTCAATCCCCATGATGGGAAATATCTACGCAATTCTTCCTCTGCGTAACTTGGAAGATAAGTCGGTTTTAACAATACATTACCATCAACATCTTCTACTTTTCGTAGAACCGGTCTTGAAGTTCTTTTTGCTATGTCTATATAACGAGTTGGTATATGTATCTGTTTGCCGTCGAATGAAAACTTTTCAGAAAAATCTTCATAGAAATAGTCATTACAAATTACTCTCTTCATTGTTCAGACTCTCCTGATACTCAGCTTTGTACCTATTGTAGTCATCTTGCATAGCTTCTGCAATGAACTTCCCACAAAGAGGTTTAAGTTCCTTTCTAGTTGAATGTATATCTACATATGCTTCTACTACATACCCAATAGCCCCAGATTTTGTAACTTTATCTCTCCATGTATTTTCCCAACCGTTCTCAACTACTTTTTTAGCATAGTCAGCCAATCTACTTTGATATCCATTATATAAATACTCATAATTATCAGCTTCAAGCATTATATCATCTGCTATCTCTTCAGCAGTCATTCTCTCACCATCTACAACGGCAGTATTGGGGTCAGGCTTTTCTTTCGGAGTAATATAACTTTGGTCGAAATATCGTTTATCATAAATTCGTACTTCCGCATTTCTGTATGAAATGTATGCACACTCATCCCACAAACCAAGAGTAGTATTACGACTTCTTTCAAAAGCCCCTACAAGAAACCGGTCTTCTGAATTATTTTCTGGGTTGAAGTTTCGAATATTCTTGAATATTTCTGTCGGTTCTGCTGTGATAGGACCATCATATAAGATTTTATTGCGATATGTAACAATGATATCCCTATTAAGATTTCCACTTGCTTTAATATATCTTTTCATATCAATTCACCTCTGGTTTATTAGTCTCTGGTGTTGATGTACTCACCATTTTCATATACATAAACTTCCAAATCTTCTTCAGAACAGCCATACTGGTTCGCTAATTCGGATATAAGTTTATCCCCACCACGCCAAATAATGTCATCAATAACAAGGTAGCCATATACCCAATCATCTACAAGAGATTCGAATGAGTATAAATCGGAAAAGTCGATTTCAGCAGCTTGTTCATCCGGAATTTCTAATATTCCGATACGAAACTCACCGCCACAACTAAGCGCCATATTGCCATAAAACTTTATTGCTTCATCGGTGTGGAACTCTTTGCAATAAACAAGTGTACAATAATCACCCTGAGAATATCCGCTAAAACCCTCAGAATCCCAAACTTTTCCTGTTTTTGCCTCTAAATATGCAACTAATGCTTCTATGTAGTCACCATCTACTGCATACTCTATGCAAGAATCAAGAAGTGCAATGGTATTATCATCAGTATTGAATCCTTCTTCTTCAACATAGTCAAGATGATTTGCAAAAGAATCCTCCTCTGCATAATCATAATTCCCATCATTGAGGTAATCATATAAATCATCGACTAAGCCGTCAATAGCAGATTTACAATCTGAATACACATCCCCATTAATCCAGCAATTATCACTATCGAAAAACACAAACAAAGTGTAGTTGAAATCACCGCCAGCGGGTTTAATACCATCATCGTCAAAAGCAAAACTAAAATCTTCTTGACCTGGTTCTAATTGTGTTGCAATATACTTGAACATAAGTTATCCCTCATTTTGTGTATAGTTTATTAGGCATCGAGAATTCTAGCCAAGAGGCCTATTGTTGAATCCAATTCAGCAACAAGCTCATTCCAAGTGCCAGTTATGTGTTTCTCCGCACCGAATTTGTAGTATATGTGAATATCCTTACCAAAACTTATTTTGCAAAGCGCTGTGATTGCTTCGCTGTTTGCAAACACAAGAAGTCTCGGAAATGCAACTTTATGCTCTTTGCAGTAATCATATGCCAGTTCAAATCCATAAAAAGAACCTCGAAGGTCATCTATAGTAAATGCCGACTGCCTACCATAATCACATAACTTGCAGAAATATTCATACTCTTCCGGACCGAAGATACCGGATTCTATGCTTTTGGCATAATCCCGATGTCCCATAGTAGACCCTAAAACTCTTTTCATTACTTGGATTCCTCAGTTGTCGTTGTAGCGTCAGTCTTCTTTAGCTTGTTCTGAGCAATATTCATCTCTTTAACAGCGGATTCAATCAAGACATCCAACTGCTCTGCGGTAACATTGATTTTATTCTCAGAAAGAACTTCATCAATAAAAGAGAGTACATACTTTTTCTTCTGTTCGCCGGTTTCTGCTGTAAGAACCTGCTCAGCTTTCAAGACAGCAAATTTAACCCAACCCGCTAATTTAGTAAACTGTTCGTCACCAATCTTATTCTTAATCAGCGGTACAAGGTATATCGACACAATAATAAGGATTAGGGTAATAACACCCTCTACGATATATTTAATAAGTACATCATTCATTATTTTCATCTCCCGTGTCTTCTATGAAGTCATCTAATTGTGCAGGCTTGGGTTTTAAGCCTAAAGCTATATCTTCAAGTTTCTCTGCACGCTTAATGTATTTATCCTTAGTTGATTTTATCCAACCCATCACACCAAGTTCACCGGTACAAGCACCGAATACGCAAGTAACAAGAGTATCCGGAATACCTCCAGTCTTTATATACAAATAAATCATGCAACCAGTAAACAGAAATAAATATATTCCTATTACTATAAGCACGATATTCATTGTTTTAAGACTTTTCCGTATCTTTTCATCCTCGGTGAGAGTTTTGGACTTTATGATGCGTTTCGGGTTCATAGCTTAACATACCCCGTACAAGCACCAGAACCAGAAATAACGCATTGAACCTTGGTATATCCTGATTCATCGGTATCCTCAAGAGGACTTACAATGCCATTGATTTTAGCGAATGGGTATACGCCAGGACCTCTGTAGATGGTTGTTGCACCATTTAATTGAACGATGCCATTGATAGCAACCTTTTTCTTTTTAGTTGCTTTCGGTGCATCATCTTTCTTCTCATCTTTTTTGGGTTCTTCTGCTGGTGCATCCTCAGCAGGAGTTTCTTCCGCAGTAGTCTCCTCAGCAGTAGTTTCCTCCGCAGGTGCATCAGCAATGGGTGCATCCTCAGCAGGTGCATCATCAGTAGGAGTTTCTTCAACTTCGGCAGTTTCCACTTCCTCAGCAGTTTCTGCTACCTCGGCAGGTGCATCAGCAACAGGAACCTCAGCATCAGTTTTGACAGGTTCCTCGATTTTTTCAACAGTTTCAACAGGGTTTTCAACAACCGGCGCTACAGCATCCGGAGTTTCCACAGTTTCAACAGACTTTTCCACATCAGCAGCTTTAGCCTTTGTGGTCTTAGTAGTCTTTGTAGTTTTAGGGGCTGTGCCATCTTTTCTTGGTCTTGCCATATATTTAGCATCTCCTTTAATTTAGGCTTCATTGGTATTAAAGGTTAGATTTTCTCTGTTCTGTATACTTATCCCAAAACATCCGCATAATCACCCGCACTCGTGAAAATTGTGAGGAATCAAGGTCAAAGTCATAGTCGATTACTAACCTTTTTTGGGAAATAGAAAGCAAGCCGGAAGATTTAACACAGGCACGTATATCTTTATCATCTATATTAGCCGCAGTATCATCAAGAAGACCGTACTTTTGCTCGTATTCCCGTTGTTTTTTCAGTTCTTTTCGATGTTCTAAGTCCTTTGGTGGGATATCCGTAATAGCCCAGTCTATAGATTCTGGAATAGTTAGAGTTCCTTCCCCCAACTCCCATAACTTTCTTGACTTCTTGGCAATATATACCGCAGCTAAATAATCATTTCCAAATTTGCGAAGTATTTCGCTATGGTCAATCATATCCGCTGCGGATAACTTTACTACAAGGACTTAGCATAGTTATATTTCTCCTTTGCTTAGGAATAGAGCAATTCTAAGAAATATAACGATTTGGTGATTAAATATTAACACTTAGCATCGTGTACTTGATATTGAGCATAATCAATATCGAGCAACCAGCCATCTATAACACTTTGTTCCTCATGGGCGGCACAGCTATACAGAGCTTCCAAGCAATTTCGATAGTCAGCTAATGCAGTTTCAAGGATTGTCCATCTATCCGGACATTCTGTATCGCAGTAATCATTACAATAGCAAAGTGTAACCTCTGTAGATGGGTTGTGCATCTTAGTCCATTTGGCAAGGGTTTCCATTTGATACTGGGTAGAATACTTCAGACTTTCAATGAAGCTCATGAAGTCATTATCCCCATAAATTCTGTTTATGAACAGATAAAACACACAGGAGTAGAATGTAGTTGCACAATCGAATGTTCCTGCATAAATATCACCAGAATCAACTTCGCCATCATATTCATCTACAACATAGTCATCATCGGTGGGTAGAATTTCATATGCAGATTCGCCCTCTGGAACGGTATCAATGAACTCATCATCATCGAGAACTGCGCGAATATCTGCATATGCAGAGCCGATGTCATAAGAACACTGAATTGCAGTAATATCAATGGTATCCTCAGACTTACCGACAATTCTGTTAAGAGAAACCTTAATCCTCTTACTTGCGGTAACTTCCGATTTCAGATTTTCAATCGCCGTTTTTATCTGGGATTCGGATGGGTTATTCAGATAGTCAGCTTTAGTTTTTCCGGTTCGTTTATTTTTTACGGTAATAAAAATATCTTTCGTATCTCCCCACTGAACCTTTGAAATCTCGAATTCATCTAAATCATCAGCATTTTCCGCATCCGATTTTGGGGTGACTGTGATTCTTTCTACAGACATTGGAACTTCTTCTGTCTGCTTGTCAGCTTCATCGGAAGATGGCTTATTCTTTGATTTATTACCATATTTCTTTCTTGCTTTTTCTGCTTCTTTTTTGACATCATCGGAAACCTTGTCATCGGTCTTTTTGTCATAAGTATCGTCAGAAAATAAACTGTCGATAAACTTATTCAGTAATTTAGATAACAAGTTACCAACACTATCGAGTAATGAACTACTGGATGCCGAGGCTGAAATATGTTTCTTCATATTAAAATATCCTTTCTAAACATAAGCGGAGCTGTCCAATGTGGAAAGCTCCGCTATATAAATGTCAGTTATTGACTTATTTAGAAACCTTGCGAGCGGGTCTGCGGGTGGACGCACTAACAGGTCTGCGCGGACGAGTGCCGACGCCAGGTCTGCGAGTTTTCGAAGAAGCACGAACAGGCTTCTTACCACGAAGAACCTTAGTAGATGCTTCAAGGATTTCCTCGGTGCCTTCAGGCTCAACGGTATAGTCATAATCACCTACGGTAAATACAACGCTGTTTTCATCAGCTTCGACTTCAACATCTTCGCCGGTAACCTCAGCAACGAGCTGTGCTACATCGGTAGCTTCAAATACGAGCTCAGTAGCCTCAGGCGCTACTTCAACAGCGCCGGTTTCCTCGGTTTCGGTGCCCTTTGGAGCATCTTCCTCAGCAGCACGAATAGCCTTGCGGGTTACGGTCTTCCCAGCAAGCACACGGGAATGCTTCTTAGAAATATTCATAATCAACTCTCCTTATAAAAGTAATAATTGTTAATTAACAACGATTAGTTTGTTTTTCCGACTTTCCAGTTCAGCACGAATTGTTTCTAATTCAGCATTAGCTTCTGATAGAAGAATTTCTCCATCAGTAGAAACGTTTGAACCTTCTATGGTATATTTAGAACGGGACCTACCTAATGATTTCTTCATATAGGCTTCTCCCAATCTAATGAGGTAGTCGAGCCAAGTTTGGCTCTTGATTTCAGACACATCTTGATAATCCGGAACATATCGTATAGTGACTGTACCAGGCTGTACTTGCTTACAAGTACAATATACGCACTGGTTATCAACACTATATGTCCATTGGAAATCTTGCGATAGCGTATTGGCCGCCTGAGCCATAGATAATTGTAAAATTATAGGGTCTAAATCAGACGTAGAAGCATTCTGTAAACCGCCAAAATTAACAGCAGCCGCTACTTGGAATACATTAGTACTGTCAACATTACTTAATGCCAAGCCGACTTTTGGTCTTGATGGATATACATACAATACTTTGTTTGTGATAATACCCTGTTCAAGTAAATCAATACGCCTTGAATATGGAACTGTCTTATCTTCCGGATTCTTGATATATCGCTTTAGTTCTCTGAACGCAATTAGTACCGCATCTTCGATATGCAGGTCTTCCACATTCTCGTTAGCAGGTATGCCAAGTAGAAAGCTAATCTGGTGAACGATTTCTGCCATTGTCATACTCAGCACACCTCCTAAACAAGAAAAACATACAACCTATGTAGATAGCAGTAAATTATTCAGTAGTGACAGTGATAGCAAAGCCCTCGTTAGCCAGAGCGGGAGCAAGCTCACCCCAGTAAACGATTTCCTTGGTGTCGGTGGTTTCGAACTCAAACTCGCCATCCTTAACAGCCTTGCGCAGAATAGCGATGATACCAGGATGTGCAACAGCAGAACCAACGAAATCTGCCAGAGAGGTAGCTTCGCCGATTCCAGGAGCAACACGGGTGTCATAATAAGTTCCATCAAACACACTCATACTGGCCGCATTGTTGTAGCGAGTAAGAATGTCGCAAATCTGGGGAGTGATGGGCTCCACCGGTGCATTAAGGGCGGTATAAGTAATAGAAACTGTAGCCATCGTTACATCTCCTTATAAGAATTTAAGAAATTGTCGGCCCAGTAGCCGACTGGGCCTATTAGAAAGTTAGTCAGTGGCGAATTGACAATAAGTAAAATGCAGATTAGTAAGTGCCGAGAATCTTACCGGAAACAACAGTTGCGGGGTTGACAACCTCAGCAGCATACATAGTGCAATAACCCTGCTGTACGGACATATCAGCAAGACCGATAGCCGGAGTCTCAGTAAAGGGCATATACTCACCGAACAGGGCGGAGTTTCTCTGAATATCGTCAGACTTGCAGCACATAACCCAAGTGTTGGAATCATAGTTCGGGTTGACGAAGATTTCGAATTCCTCAAGGCTACCGAGCTTGTAAGGACCAACGTTGTCATCAGCAGGAGCAGGCTGGAAGCCGTTAATCATGGTGATGTAAGAACCAACATTAGTACCAGCAACGATACGGTTGGGCTTGGACAGACGAGTTACCTGATATACTGCATCAGAAGCCTGACGGAGTTTCAGCTTGAACATGTTGAGGTAGTCCGAAGGAACAACCGCATTGGACAGTACAGGAGAAGCATCCCAGTCAAACTGAGGCTTATACTGAGCCGCCTGAGCCAGCATACCGAAAGCAGTTTCGTTGATTTCAGCAGTCAACTGAGAGAACGCAGCGGACTTAGCCATATCAGCGATATTAGCACCATACTCCTGCTGAGCAGCAAAAGCAGCATATACGCTGTGGTAGCTTGCAATCTCATGAGCCTTAGCAACAAGGTTAATCTCAGTCTGGTCAAGATAGAACTTGCCCATAGATGCACCGTAGTTACCAGCCTCGTTGGGACCAACGAACTCGTTATCATACTGGTAGGTAGCGGAAATAGTTCCGGTAATACCACCGATAACACCGGTAGCATAGTTGATGGTACCAGCCGCAGCAGCACCAGTATTGTCAACGAAACCACCAGAACCGTTATCGACATACTCAGTAGTAGTGCCGCTTGCGGTAACAGCAATAACGACAGTACCAGGCATAACTGGACGATAAGCCAGAGTGTTAGCAACAACAGCTTCACTACGGATGATACGAGAAGTGAAGTTGGGGTCAATACCCTGACGGTTTACGAATGGGCTGGACAGCATATCACCCTTGTTGGTAACACCCTTGGTGTTCTCAGCAACAACCTTGAAGTAAGGGATAATCTGCTGACGAGACTTCATTGCAACAGAACCGAATACATCAAGAACGAGCAGTTTCTGAACAAACAGAGGAAGCAGTTCAACGAATTCGGGCTTAGCCGCAATATTGGAAGTGTTAGTCGCACCCATAATAGGACGATAATTTCTCTGAAGCTGCTTTGCAAAGGACTTCTGAGATTCAGTAAGCTGACTCATAGTAGAAGCAGCAATACGGCTCTGACGAGCCATAGGAGCCTTGCGGTTACGAATGCCAGAAGTGATGGAAGTGCTGGCGGCAACAGAACGACGGGTAGCAGTAGGTCTGCCGAGCTTGGCAGAAGGTCTGCTATGGATAGTCTTTTTGATAGCCATAGTATTCATTTTCCTTTCATAATTTGAAAATTTTTTGAAAATATATGATTAAGAAGATAGCATCTTATTATAATGTCACAAGGTCATCGGAGTCTCCAACTATTTCGACAGGCTCTGAAACTGCATTAGCAGATACAGATGGAATTCCAACGGAACCATAAACCAGCGATTTTAGTTCGGAAACAGAAGTAGTCGATGTCACCGGCACATTAACTTGCACACCAAGGATGTCAGCATAGTTATCTACACAGGCTTGCTGATATTCACCCAACAGGCGTTCACAAGCCTCAACCCTTTGAGTAAGGTTCTCTATCTCTACATCACGGTTTGATATATCTGATTGCAGGGTTTCACATTCCTCGACGGTTTCTCGGAGCTCTGCTTGCAAATCAGCAATAGTAGAATCTTTCTCCTTGAGCTGCTGTGCGCTCGATTCTATCTTTCTGTTATATATAAGGTTATTTTTTTCGGCATCTTTTTGATTACGAATTTTTGTGTTCGCAGTAATCAAAGATTGCTCTGTTTTTGATAATTTTTGTTCGGTATCAGCCAAAGAAGCCTGAATTCGCTGCTTATCTTTACGAACAGCGGAAAGCTGTGCCTTCACCGACTGCAACTGACTACCAATTTCTTCTTTTGCAAGTACGGTTGTGTGAAGATTAGACTTTAACTTCTTGTTTGTAGAAGCCAATAAAGCAACCTTTCCTTCAGCGGCAATAACTTCTTTTTTAGTTTCAGCCAGTTCAGACTCAACATCTTCTAACTGAGCGGCAAGAATTCTTCGGATTGCTTTAGTTTCTCTGTCTCGTGTCAATCTTCCGGATGCAAAGGTAGCTTGCAGACTGTTGATGTTGCATTGTGCGTCATTGATTTGCTTGACTAACTCATGATTTGCTCGGAACTGTTCAAGATACATCTTAGTCATCGCTTTTACTCTTTCCTCTAAAACGGAAATATATAAAGCGCTATCAATATCATCACAGCAATTATCAACATTGCAGTCAGTTGTATCAGTAGGGATTCCACCGGTCAATTCCACCTCACGGGCCTCTACATCTTTATATTCATCAGAAATCGGATTTAATTGCTCCTGCAAGGTACTCAATGCAGTAGAACTTGTGATACCGGTAAGATTCTTCTTGATGGCTGCCTTAATCTTTTTATACTTATGCTGCTTTTCCACATCAGAAGATGCAGCCACATCCGCATAAGTTGGTATAGCATCATTGTATGCAGGGAATGTAACAAGGTCATATCCTCTGAATACAAATGTTTCAGGGTCAACTGTTCCATCGACATCTACATCTCCGGCACCCCTGATAGAAATACCGAAAGTAACACCGGCGTCGATAAAAGCCTTGACTACTCGACCGACCGGAGTATCAATTAAATCAAACTTGCAGATTACTTCACCCTTGTCGTTCATCTGCATATCACGCATAACTATACAAGCATTACGGAAATCCATACAACCAGGGTCTTCCGGATGTCCTAAGTAACCTATGTACCAGCCATTCTCAATAGCTGTCTTATATTCTTCCGAATTTACAAGTATATCGAATAAATCTTTACCTAAATGCATAGAATTGTTATTCATTACATTAGCATCGCAAGATTTACCCTCAAATGTACCAATTATGGTAGACTTTGCCATTTCAACCAACCTCTCTCAAAAATTAGTTCAGCAAATGCTTTTTAGCGAATTTAATCATGCCACCAAGTAATAAAGACTTGACAGCATCTTTGATTATTCCACCCTCAATAGGCTCTTCGGTCACTTCTAGTCCATCTTCGAGTTCTTCAAAAGCATTTGAATTGGTTTCTTCTATAATATCAACAACTTCATCTTCGACCTCAAGAGATTCTGAAGAATCGTCATCTATCATATATATAGAATCTCCGACCGTAAGCTGCAACTGACCATCTGGTGTTTCAGCAATAATAATGGTTTTGTCCTTTAGTTCATCAATCTGCAATAGTAAATCTACTACAGATGCAGGTGTGAACATCAACTGACCATCTGAACTATTTGTAACTGCCATAGCATTATACCCCTTATGTTAAATGTGAAGTATCCCATGTTTGTATATTATTATGCGGAACAGGGTCATTACAACCAAACCAACCAGGCCAATCTTGTGTCGATTGGTCTTCCCACTTCCACGGATGGTTTAACATTTCTACCCAATGCAGTCTGCGTTCGGTGTTCTGCCAACCACCATAATCCTCTACGGAACCAAGCTGTATTTTCCAAACAATCTGTACAACCTCATTGTAACCTACCCTAAGAATTGACTGTCGTAGCAAATTTCTGTTTTCTTCAACAGTCATATCCCAGTTGTCTTTGTTCGGCGGTGCGATTCTGTATCCAGCGAGCATTCCGGCACCGGATGGGATTTCTTTACCAGTTTCGGAATCCTCTCTCGTTCCATACTCACGAGATGCCCACAATCCAGCTTCAGTTACGAATATGTAATCATTTTGAACTGTTTGGTCTCCTATTTTTGTGTATCCCCTAAACTGCTTTAATGCACCGGTAGAAATCATTGCACTGAATACAATGTCTATCGTCTTTGGGATTTCGGAATCTATCTCCGGTATTATAGTCCGATAAGAAATAGGAACTCTCTGGAATCTCGGAGAAATCAATTCGCAATCTACACTTTTTGTTACAAGCAGATTGCTGTCAAAGTAAGTTATTTTTAGTATATCGGAACTATCTAAAGCATCGGACAGCAAAAGGATAGAGTAATCATGTTCCTCGTCAGCTTCATCACGAAATGTGTAATTGACACCAAGTTCTAATTTAGTATCATTCACATACACTATAGGTTTTGTATCTATTCCGGACCTATCTACTTTGTGCTGTAGACGAAATTCTGTTTTATCGGTATACTGTGGGTCGTTCCCATAAAATTCTTCTTCAAACCAACCGTTATATGTTCTATCCGAAAATTGTGGCCCCAAACCAAACCAAGCTCTGCCATTGTTGGTCTTTTCATCATAACCGTCAGCACCGAACCCAGGAACTTTATTCATATAGTCGATGCAGTCAGCTTCAAAATTCGGTTCTTCGCCCTCTGCATACTGAAGTGAACCAAGGTCAGTCGGTAAACCATACTCATCGCAGTTCTGACTTCTCAATCCCATAGTTCCGAGAGATATATACTTCGGAACCCACATATGAAGCATATCCCAACCTTGGTTTAATGTACCATCACCGAGAAGATAATGACCAATACCCATAAGCATAGAATTTGTGACGGCATTGTGTCCTTCGTGATGTCTTTTCAGTTTGTGGGTTATAGCATCATATACGTTGAATGACACATTATGATTTATTGCAAAATTCTTTCCTATTTCAGAAAAAGGATTCATACTCTAATCGCCTCACGGAATTTCATTCTCATATACTCTATGTTCTCGGTCTCCCTCATCTTCTTCTGTGTGCAAAGTTATCTTCGTTGTCCTGTATGAATGAACCCCGCTAATAAAAAGTTCATAATCTCGATATGTTACTTCTTCATCAAGCAAAGGTGTTGTTTCATAGATAACTTCCATCGGTAGACCAGATGCAGGAGCATAGCCATCCTTAAATCTGAATGAATTTTCTCCAACTATCTCTGTACTGGTTCTCCAATAATATTTTGTACCATGATAGACTAACCGAATGCTGCTGCCTGAAATATAAACAAAGTTGATTTTAGCTATCTGGTATTTGGTTTCATATATAGGCAGAACGCCGGTTCCACTCTTCTTGGTAGTAAATGGTTCTATTATTGTATAGACCTTTTTACCATCTTGGAGTTCATTTATTCGTATTCTTCTATGCAGATTCGGATTAGTAAACCCCAATTCATCTTTTTCGAGGTCTTCCGCAGTTGCAGGTATCGCTTGGTTTTCCTGATTATGGATATCATCTTCATGCGGAGTTGAGATTGTCAACCGTTGTCCTGTCTTCGGAAATTCATTCATATCCATACAATCTCAGCTCCTTTACAATAGAAATAACTCTATATATTATACAAGGTTAAATTTCGTCCGCTTTCTTATCTACCAATTTGTGGTCGTGGTCATCCTTATCGGTTACTAAGTAACGCCTATTACCTTGTTCATCTTTAGACAATTCTATAGCATCTCCGATTTGTGCCATAATTGGATTAACAGCAGGTCTAGGTCTTGTTGCATACTCACTTCTATCTTCATCGAGAGTGGATACATCATAAATAAACCCAGGCTCATTTGTCTGGTTATACCGCAAGTTCCAATCCGGCTTTAAACTGCTATAGGGTTCTACCGTAACATCTTGAGGTTCATATCCCAAATCGAAAATAGGCTCAGTAAATAATGACCTTGTGATATGTTCATTATTGGAAAGCTGTAGGGAATACAGAGCTCTACTTCCTGCATCGACTGTTGGTTCTCCCTCAAATTCTCGGTTTCTTCTCCAAGCCTTGTGTCTAATGTCATCGGTATCGTTAGCATGCAACTTCGGATGTTCCATATAATAATCAGGTGCAACCTGCGGAACATCGTACATCTTCTGCATCCTCGCATAGTCATCTCGGCTATAATGACCAACTCTTGTCATTTTTTCAGACACACGAGCATCATTTATATTTGTAAGACGAGCATCGAGAGAGATTTTATTCCTTGCGTTGAAAGCTACACCGGCATGCTGAAAGCAATACATACCGAGAGGTCTTACATATTCAATGCAAGCATCAATGGGCTTCTTATCAGAAAAATACACAACATCTATGTACCCCTCCGGAGTATGTGCTGTCACATAAACAGAGTTTACCGGAATAGAAGTATCTTCCAACCGATTCTTCAAGATTTCTTTCTCTTTGCCATAATCTATAATGCTGTGTTGTGCGAGATTTACTTCCGCCGCAAGGGTGACGCCACTCTTACTACCCTTATATCTTATCATCGACATAAAATACAGCAGAACCAATCGGCAAAATGCTGCCGGAAGTCTATCATCATACTTATAGCCCATAGTTTCTGCAAGCATCCAAAGAAGATTCTCAGGACACCGCTGTGGGTCAAACAAGTCTACGATGTTCTCAGTATCAAATTTTACCTTATCTAAGGATGCTTCGAACCATTTAATGAAAAATCGAAAATCGGAGCTTTCTTTATAGACTTCTGGAATAGGAATATCTGATATTCTCATTCATTCTCACCCCTTAATCTATAATACATGATGGTGCTACTCTGATATTTTGAGCAGATTCCGGAAGGTCGATGTATCTTGCGAAACTGATTGGATTGAAATACTCACTATCGCAGTTATAGTAATTCACTACCGGATTTGAAATAGAACCTGCATCAAAATATCTTATATGGTCATCGCAGTTTTGAATTACATCTACAACTTCCATAATTGTTGGTTTCTGACCAAATTCTCTTGCAGCAGGGGAGAAATATAAGCGCAGAGCTTCTTTTGCGGTTTCTACGATAGCCTCTGCCACCTGAGAGCTTACAGGCTTAACAGTATATATCTCACCGGTTACATAGAAATTGAAGATGCGAGCATATCCGAATTCCATCTTAACAGACATAGCTTGCAACGGTTCATAGTCCTTTATAACATTCTCAACAAAAAGCTGAGGTGGCTTATACCGCATAAACTTAGTCGATTTTTTAATTTGAGCTTCGCTTGATATACCGGAACCAAAATCACTATTCTTGAAATCATTATGAATAGCAAAACACATAGCGGTATATGTTTTGAAATTTGTAGCAAACACATACCGTTGCGGGTCTGACGGGTCAAAATCAAGGTCAAGAACAGATTGCCAATCAAAGATATCTCTACCTTCTGGGAAGTCATACTTTGTAATATACATTTTAGACTTCTGGGAATCAGTAAGATTCTTATTGTTATAGATTTCCATATTGATTTCCAATGCCTTTTGGCAATCTATAACTATTCCGCAGTCTACGCCGGCCTCTCTATTTAGAAATCTGTTGTAGTCATGCAGAGTAACAAGGCTATCCCATGTATTGATGTAGTTTCTGCTATTTACATAAGCCTCTTTTGCTGTTTCCGGAGAATTACCTGTTACCGTATAGGTATTTGGCAGTTCAACAGTATTAGATAAATTGCTTACTTGGATTTGACCGCTACCAGACACCAAGTCCTGATTAGGCTTTGCCAAAACTAAGTTCTGCAAGACATCTTTGTTTACGCAACCGATTACCCCTGAGCAATCTATCCAATAGATGATTAGATAGTTTCCATCGTAATTTTCAAGCTGATTCAAATAGTTACTAATTGTGACCTGTGCATTTGAATAGTTATCATATGTAACAGCAAATCTTGGTTCAGGTTCAATGAATTCTGCTGTAGTCTGACATTGTTTCCACTGAGTTTCTACATAGTCATCATCCGACATAGCAGCTTTCGCCTTAACCCAAATTGCAGTTGTGTCAATATGCTGTGATGGTAAGGTAATGACATAATTCTGTTCTTTTACTTTAGATACGGGGATAGCAAATGACCGCAATTCACCCTCTATACCTACACGGGTACAAGAACCACCTCTCGGAAGTTTCACCACATCTGAATTTGAAAATACATCAATGTCCGAAGTGAGTATAGAACGTCGGCTTCTTGATTCCGATGCACCATATGAATTGGTCTTTGGCAGTATATTATATGTGATGGTTCTTGCCTGTCCGGTAATATCGTCATAAGCGGTTACCGTTGAAAAATTATTACCATTGAAACCAAAATCTATAGTCAATACTTGGTCTGTGTTGTTAGTAAATGTAACTTCTGTTCTCGCAGCAGTATACCAGCCGAGAGTGTAGCCGATAAGACCAAACACCTTTTCTGCATCTTTTCTCTGTGATACAGATGGTGCAAACACCTCATTAGCAAGCCAATCGAGATTTACGCCAAGCATATCACCTGTACTCGCAAGAAGTTTAAGCAGAACCATACCTGGGTCTGCTTCTGCATCCGGATACCACAAAGAAGTAAGTTTCGGTATTAGTGTCTTAAATTCTTGTAATAGGGAATCATAATCTCGGCTTGTGTAGTTTACAAGTCCCCTAGAATAGCTTTCTTGTTTCGCCATAAGTACTACTCCTTACTGATTTTCTTTTATGTCGATATCCAGCGATGCGGTAGAATCATATATTGTTTTTAGTGCAACAGTCATTTCTAGCTTATGTGGCTTGATACGAATATCATCCGGCTGACCTGTAAAGATAAGACCGTCCGCCCACTCTGTCTTGTCGGGAACAACACAAGGTTCATAAGCTCGTAATTGTTCTACAATTCTATCTCTGACTTCCGCACGAACATTTTCAGTATTATATCTTCCGATATATCTTCTAAGTCCAACACCCTGTTCCGGTTCATTATACAAAGAGGTTGGGTCAGTCAGCATAAGAAGTCTTGTCCTGTTGACTATGGAAATGCTATCCGTTAAAACAGATACCTTATTTTGAGATACATCGAACATTCTAGGAAATGCTAATGATGTGGTATTTGGCAAGTTTCATCACTCTCCCATATATAAAATATAAAAGGTTTTTACACTTTGTATGTATAAGCAGAGAAATATGATGCCCCAGTTAAACCTATCACAAGGAAATTCGTATTTGTATTGCTATTGGATGTAGTAGCAAGCGCAACCACATCGCCATCGTTTGGTTGGTGCGGAAGTATTAAAGATTGATAATATGGCAAATCAGCATCTTCGACATAATTTCTAAGAATTTTACCCTTTGCATCATCTTTCCGATATGGACCATGTATGTTGGGTATCCTCACTCTAATTAATAAAGTGTTATCTCCGGTGTAATAACAGTCTTTCGCATATCCATATACTATCATAAGCAATTCTCCTTATCTAGTTAAATCAATATCATAAGCCCAGCCCCACTTTGGGTGGTGAGTTCTGCCATTTACATAGGTTGTATAGTAGTCTATCCACCAGTCTAAATCATCTTTCATAACTCCGCCACTACCGCCACCGGCATAGACCTTATTATTTCCTACATATATTCCCACATGACCATAAATTGAACCCATATAGGTATTCGCATGATTATCTATGGCGATTATCATTCCTGGTTTTAATTGAGATTTATTTGAGTATTTGCAGTAATTGTCATAATATCCACAAGCATCCTGAGCATAAAATGTTCTGCCTAATCCTGCATTGTTGAATACGTTTGCTATCCATTGACCACACAAACTTGCACCGGAATTAGGCGTTGTTTCGGCGGCATTCAAGACTTTTTTCTGCTTGTTCGCAATAGAACCATCAGAAACAGTACCGCCAGATTTAATTTTATTGAAGTAACTTACTGCGGTATTTTGTCGTTTAATTGATTCACTATCTACACTAGCAGGAATCTCAAATCTTCTAACAAAGGCATCAGCGGCCGTCTTGCAACCAGCTTCGGTATTCGGAACACCGCGTAATGTACTAAGCACCCCACTATAATTTGTTTCAAGGTCATGCCAAAGATAATCTAACTGACCGGATAAATTGTTTGCCCAGTTACTGCCGACAAAATTTTTCATGGCGGTGCCACGACCGGCGTGCCACTGACAAATTCCAAATGATGTACCACCATCGCCTACAGCGGCTGGATTAAAGCCAGATTCGTGATTTATATTTCCGGCTACCCCACAAGCGGCCGCAGCATTTAGTCCCTTACCAATCAAGTAATCAATAACAGTTTTACAGTTACCGGATAGTTCAGAAGTATCATAATCTCCACTTGATGTGCTACCATCTCCGCCATAACCATACAAACGCCATAAATCCGCAAGTAACGGAGTATAGTTCATTACACATAGCCGCATTTTTGACGGAACGAGTGTATGGTTATAGTCCTTATCCAGAAAACCTACTTCCCTTAATATTGCATCTGCTCGTGTGTATGAAGTATCGTATAGAAGACCTCCACCACCATCAGACAACCCAACGTATGAACCACCGGCGGACCCCCAATCAGGTGTAGCAAATTGATAAAACATACCATTTGGTAGAGTGTATGTGCTACTTCCAGATAACAGTCCTCCAGTGTCAGACCTAGAGGTATTAACATGATTCCCCTCACAGGATGTGAAACTATTACCGCTTACAGAATAAACTATACCAACATGATATCCGGAATTTTGCCCTGAATGATGCAAAGAAAATAAATCTCCTGGCTTTGGTGTGTAGCTGTTTGCTGAATGAAGTGTACCACCAAGACTTTTAACACCATTCATCATTCCATCTACCCAACCTACTTCTGGGATTATTTTACCAAGCACACCAACCTTTTTAGCACAAGCACAAATAAAATACGCGCACCAGTCAGCATATCCAGACATCCCAAGAACACCACGAGTCCAGTCTTCAAAAGACTCACCATTAGAATGCTGTTTTGCAACTTTTAGAAATTCTTCAAGGATATTAGTTCCACCAGACAGCGCCTTACCACTTTTAGAATCATACTTAGTTAGATTATTCTCATTTATTATAGATTTTATAGAAGAATAGTACTGTGCTTCTGTTCCAGGACAGTAGTGAGAATCTACAAAGGCACGGTAATAGGCATCTAATGTTGTAGCATCGCGAGCTGCCGCCATTCCGCCAAGAACCGTGTCAGTATAATATCCCTTTACACAAGCATCCCAAGAGGAATAATATTTGCCTGGCCCGATTCCCAAAATATTATTTTTGCTTGTAGCTGCCGCAGATGTTCCATACCCACTTTCCAAACAAGCCTGTGCTATAGCAAAACTTATAATGTGGAATTTGTATTGTGCGCCATATTTCTGAAACATAGGAACAACTTTGTTCAGGAAAGAACTAACCGACATACTGATACCTCATATACCTATAATACAAAGAACTCTGGTGACAAAACTCTGTTTAATTCATCGAGTTCGGAATCAGAAGTAAACTTATTGATATACCACAGATAGAAATTCTCTTGGTATTTATCCCAGTCTATTCTATCTAATTCTGATTTAGTACAATATAGACCACAGCCGAAATATAGACCCCACCGGTTCATCTCTTTCACATAGTAATCCATTATCTTGTTATTTTTCTTCTTGTCCGTTTCTGCGAACATTATATGTAGCCAAAGTCCTAATGCTGGTGGGTATTTTGATACAGTATAATATAGCTGTTCGCATTCCTTTTTAGCTTCCTCTACATTTCTTGCCCGCACATCAAAGAATAAACCGAACCGAACTCCGGCATCTATTGCGCTTTGCACCTGAGCGGCAAGATTTTCATTTCTCGAAAAAGCATATACTTTGTGTTCCACATCGAAGAATGCCCCAGCTTTGAACATTACTCCGGACACATGGTTCGACGTCATTTTATCATAATCAATATCTTTCGGCTTAACTGTTGGGTCTATCGCAATTATGAGTGCATTGATGGCTTCGGCATTGATAACATCATTGGGGTCTGCAACTACACCGCCACCACCGCTATATGTTCCATAGCTACCAATCTCAGTATCCTTAAATTCTTTATATACAGCTCTCGCTAATTTCTCATATTCACCAAGACCGTGTGGGTTAGATGCAGAAACATATCCAGACCATGCAGGCATTTCCCAAGCAACGAACCAGTCAATTCCTGGCCAAAAGTTGTTTTCGGTACATCCATGTGATTGACCTCGTTTTGCCCACTGGCTCGGATTTCCGATAGAACCATAAGGACCGTAGGAACCAGAATAAGCAGCAACCGCAAAATTTAATTGTAAATCAAGGTCATCCCACTTCTTACCTTTTTCCTGTGCATACTTTATCAATGCACCCGCGCCATATTTGAATGTCCAAGAACCGATACCAATTCCGCAATACCCATCATAAGAATATCCATTTGGACGATAATTATAAGTATATGAAATCAAGGAATCGGGTGGGTTTCTCATTATTACGCTATTGCCTGGGAATGTTCCAGAACAGTTTCCCAAGTAACCCTCTATTTCACCAGGGAATAATTCTAAGTCGAGATATTTATATGGGGATTTAGAACCAGGTGTAAATGGGGGAGTTACATTTTTATAGGAAACTCCATACTGGTGTCCATTCTCACCCAACCAATATCCCATACAGCTTGCCGCAGATTCTTTCGACATACCGGCGGTTGTAATCAAAAAGTCCCAAGCTCTTTTATTGTTAGTGTACAGTTGAGTTCCACTAGAAACTTTACCGGTAGAAATTATCGCATTAGCCTTACTTGCAATATCCCCCATCCGATTATATAAATAATCACCTGGGCAGGCCTTGTTGGCATAGTCTCTATGAACGGTCATATTGCAACCATTCAAATGGTTCATTCGTTGATTTTGATTAGTAGACCACACCAATTTTTTGATGCCGTTTCTTAGGCATATATCCGCTACAAGTTTTATGGTGGCATTGTATGCTGCATCTGTAACAGCATATGGGTGATATGAGTTAGAAGCAACTTCGATAGTTACGGCTCTATTGTCATTCGCACCATTACTGGAACACCAAGACCGATTCCGTTCGTCAACATACAATCCGATTTTTCCGTCTGGACCGACACCATAATTAGAAGATGCTTCCACAGAAGAACTACTAAAGAGGTTGCCACAACTTTCTGCTGACATCTGACCTGCCATACAATGAATTGTAATTGTATCAATCGAATGATTTCTTTGCCCGCTGTGATTTGGGCTATATATTTTAACCGTAGCTAAACTACTGTTAGAAAATGCCATATTGCCTCACCAATCAAAATCTTTCAAATGTATTTGCAACAGCCACATCATAGGTATACACAAGTATCTTTGGCATAATATCTTTAAGCATAAAATCTGTTGGGTCATGCTTATATGCTTTCACATTACCGAATAATATAGGATACCTTGAATATACCCTCGTACAATACTCAACTCCCACCCATTTGTCTGCTGAACCGATTCGAATACCGGCATCTAGTGCATCGAACATAGAAACCGGAGAATCGGACAGATTGAGATATCTAATATACAAATCATCGCTAACTTTCATAGTTACTATGTAAGTGGTTTTACCATTCCAGTTGTTTTCTAAAATATCAACAACTTGACTTTTGATGATATTGTATACCTCTGTGGTTTTGATGTCGATGCTGGTGTGTGCAGGGGGTGAGAGTTTCCAATTATCTATTACAAGAGAATCGGACGGTTTCTCAATTCCTGTTAAAATAGATAGATTTTTCATTATTAAATTTCCTTGGATTATAAAGATATTGAAGTAGAACTTCCTATCAGAGTTTCGAAATCGGGGTATATCTGACCAAAATCGACCTTTCCGGTAGAAATGATATTTGATGTGGGGGACATCGAACTTGGTGTATAACCCACATTACCACCGTTGGAGATTGATATACCCTGAGATGCGTAAGTTTGGTTAGCGGACGACATTGTTAATCTTTGTAGCTTCAAAGTAGTAACGAATGTATTTGATATTGTATGGGATACCGACATAACATTATATATTCCGGATATGGGGGATAATGTATTGTCGGATAGGACTATCAGCGATACCGGCTGAGCCAATTTATAGTTTGTACTCGTTCCGATAATCTGCACTTGGAAATCTCCACTGAACTGAGTAGCGATAGCATTTATGTCATTTATAATAGAACTTGATTGGAATGTATCTGCTAATGTACTACTCCAACTGTTTACGACCGTAGCATCCGACAATATGGTGTTGCCGCTACCATCTATGTTAAAACCAACCCCAGCGAAGCTCATATCTGTCACATTGTAAGCAATACCGTTGTATGAACCATTAATACTCAGAATGTTTGTATTTGCAGTTCCATACTCTAAGGTATCTCCATTGTGTGCAGCATTTAATCCGGCATTACTCTTATAATGGATTGTTCCCAACTGTGTCATTGTTGGTTCATCGACCCAATATGAGAATGAAGAATTTTGTACTGTGTTATCTGTCATACCCTTTTTCAAGAAATTAGACAGCGGAGTGACACTTAGATTGTTCAATCCTTGACTCAGTTTGTTTAAACCGGTCAATCCTGCGGCATCTCTGGTAGCATTATAAGACGTCGATAGTCTTAGTAGACCAGGGAAATCATCATAATCGTCTTGTGCTTTGAAACTACCCCTAACATAGTTAGTAAAACTTGTTGTCAAAGCACCGTGGTTTACATAAGTTGGTGCATCTGAATGGTCTATATCGAGATTATAATATGTATCAGCCTTTACCGCTTTTGCGAGAGCTTCCACTACTGCGGATGGTTGAACAATTCCGGATACCGCAGGAATATTAAGAACAGGTGTACTCATCTGCATAGCTAATGATGCATACCCATTCAACTTGTAGTTCATAAATCTTCCTTGTGTGGACACAGTAAATTTTAGCGTCCAACCCTGATAGGAAACATTCTCAGCGACCGTACCATCAGGGTTTAACCACCCGAATATAAATGAAACAGGAATACCACTTGAATTGCTGTATCCTGCGGATTTCTGTGCAGCAGAATACAGCAGAGCTTCAAATGCGGCGATGTTCGCTTTTTTGTTAGCACTACCACCAACTGTAACAGATAAAGTCCAAGAGGTATATGAATCTATTTGGGAGTTATCTACTTGAAGTTGTGTAAATGGTGCCGGTATCATAAGACCGAATTCAGTTAATGATACTCCGGCAAGCGAAAAGTTACAGAATGGTTGCTTTTTCATTTACATCACCCCCAATGGTAATTATCACAAAGGCTACTCACTAGCCAAGTTCAGCGTTAATGCAGTAACAGGCTGTAAGATTTCTCCGGTCTGCATCAAATCAGTAACAGATTTAGGTATCATCAATTTCTGACCGAGCCTGCAAGTAAACCCATCTTCGATTTGGTTAAAATAGGCGATTACCCAGCTATATTTAGCAGAGCCTAAATACTTATGTGCTATTAAATCCAATCTATTTTCCTCTGTACCATCTACCTCATGCCATGTAACAGCTAAATTAGAAGTCACAAAAGCATTTGGGGTTTCGAGGGCTATAAATCGTTCTTGTGTGTCGTGTGGAGAATGAATTACTCTCCGCAATCCTCTATATCGCGATATGTGTTTGTAATCACAACACGGAGCATATTGTATTCCTTTGTAGTCAACCTTATCATAAGGTTCTACTATATTCATTATATACATAAAATCACCCTATCAGCGGTAATCCTCTAACTACATCATGGTTCAATGCTTTTGTAGAAACTTCAATGAATGACAAACTTATCTTGAAATGGAGATACCAGTTATCAATAGAACTTATTGGACCACTCGCATCCCAATCTACAGATACATCATTGATTATTCCGGAAATGAGCGGTGAACCGGAGATATATAATGTAGCGGTCGCAGTATTTACAGCGGAGCCAGAATATTTTGGATATAAGAATGCTTGGCAGAATCTAATTAATTCGTTGGCTTTTCCATCACCCTCATTTCCAGTCCACATTTGCCTATGGATATCAAATGTATAGGTATTAGCTCTCGGACCGGAACCATCATACACTTGCCACGGTTCATACTGATAAAGCAAATCGGGCATTGTGGAATAATTTGCAGTACGCTTATCAGATAGTTCCTCCGGATATACTGGAAAATCAATGGATTCTTGCGACATTGAATCAACAAGTGTTATTTGACCCCAAGGGATGTGAAACCATTGAAATAACCCACTATTTCCACTTCCGGAACTGCTACCATCGCCAGAACCAACAGGAACAGCAGGAAGCATAGCACTATAATCATTGAAGATGCCTGGGTCTATTTGGTTGTTTCTGCTGGGGTCAGCCAGTTGCGACATAGCCGCATTATATGTATTTCTGCCAACCGGACCGCCACCACCAAGAATTTCAGAAGAATCCGGCAGTCGTATAGTTTCTGGAACTCTAACAGCATTTGGGAAAGCATCTAAATTCTTTAGAACTTTCCACCCAGAATCACCAAGCAATGCGGCTTCTTCAAATACATTGTAGTCGCTGACAAATTTATTTAGAATGACCTGCTTATCTTGCCACGATACAGGTGGAGCAGTATTCATGATAGTTTTACAATTATCATAATACTGCTGACCTATATTCACAGAACGAGATAACTGATTCTGCACAAGCATAGAAGTAACATTACGCGAACCGACCAACTGTCCTAAAGAGGACAGCGTAGTATCTTTTCCAATTCTAAGGAATTGCATAAAATCACCTCAATTATTGATATGCGGATAAGTTTAAACTCTTCAACACGTGCGGTTCTCCAAACATTGTCGGCGGTCTCAGT